AAGTCACTTAGGGGCAATTTACCACTTCATTAATACAATTCGAAAATTTCTCGAAGAACATAACTATGATAAAGTTGTTGTTTTTTGGGACGCTGAACATAGTTCATCCGTTCGGAAAGGACTATATCCACAATATAAAGGAAAAAGAAAAAATGATATGAACGAGTATAAACTTGAATCATATCTAACACAAAATGCTCGTATTAAAGAATATCTTGAAGAAGTCTTTGTCAGACAAGTTGAGATGATTAATAATGAAGCTGATGATTTAATTGCTTATTATTGTCAAATGGCAATTGATGAGGATATCACTATTTTTTCGTCAGATAAAGACCTTACGCAACTTATCTCGGACAAAGTATCCGTTTACTCACCAAACTTAAAACGATACTTTAAACAAGGAGATATGGTTACCATAAATAAAGTTGAAATACCTCATTATAATGTATTAACTTGTAAAATTTTTGCAGGTGATTCGTCTGATAATATTGATGGTATTGAAGGTTTAGGTGAAAAAACTTTAGTTAAGTTATTCCCTGATATTCAAAAAATGCCTGTTAATATGGACATTTTATTGGAAATTGCTCGAAATAACGAACAAAAGAAAAAACCAAAATCATTAGAGAATATTTTGATTGGTAAAACAAAAAATGGTATACTTGGTGAAGAGTTCTATAAGATGAATAGAAAGATTGTAGACCTTGGAACACCACTCATTACTGATGAAGGTAAACAACTAGTTGAACAAATTTATACAGATACCATAGACCCCTCAGATAGAGGATACAAAAATTTGATGAGACTTATGATGGAAGATGGCCTCTTTAAATATCTTCCAAAAAACGACGAGGCTTGGGTAGACTTCCTCCGACCATTTATGAAATTAACAAGAAAAGAAAAAAGAAACACAAACAAAAATTAAACAAACATGAGAGAACAAGACAGTACAAAAATGGAATTCCTTTTGACCCTGAATGAAAACATTGTAGTTCAAAGATTCTTTAATGTCAGAGGGTATAACCCAAAGGCAAAGAACTCTACCGATTTATATGATTTTATTTTAAGTCTAAAAGATGAGCTTCAATACGCGTTGAAAATGAAGACCGTAATTTACATGATGGACAATAAAGAAGCAATTGCCCACGACCAATCAATTATGAACACATCTTATACAGATGGTCCTGAAGATTTTAACATTTATGTTAAACTTGGGGAACAGACAATTTGTCATAGAGTTTTTGATGGAAAATTTTATCCACCAAAAGTTCGTTATACAGTTGATGTACGACCACTTTTAAAAGAGGTACTTCGCGAATTAACTGACATTTTTTCAAATCATAAATTAAGTTACGATTATTTGGAATTTGACCTAAGTAAGTAGCTATTTAATTAATACACAGTTAAACATTAAAACAATTTATGAACAAAAATTTCGATTATTTAGGGAATACATTCCAACTACAATTACTAAATCAAATTATAGTAGATAAAGATTTTTCATCTTCTATTATGGAGGTAATTGAGTCGTCGTACTTCGACAATAAGTACTTTAAAATCATTTTACAAATGATTAAAGAATATTACATAAAGTACGAATCTACACCCAATTTCGAAACTCTTGACCAAATTGTTAAATCTGAAATTAGTCAAGAAATAGTTGCAAAAGTGGTCTTAGACACTCTAAAACAGGTAAGTGATGCTCCATTTGAGGGTACAACATTTGTTCAGGAGAAAGCTTTGAAATTCTGTAAACAACAAGAACTTCAGAAGGCGATGGATAAGGCTCAAAAAATTATTACAGAAGGTGATTTTGAATCATACGATAAAGTAGAAGGGTTAGTAAGAAATGCGTTACAAGTCGGTGTAATTGACAAAGGACAGACAGATATCTTTGCTAATTTAGATACCGTATTGGACGAAGATTATAGACACCCAATTCCTATGGGGATACCGGGTATTGACAGACTACTTAAGGGTGGTTTGGCTAAAGGCGAGATTGGTGTTATTTTAGCACCAACAGGGGTTGGTAAGACAACAATTTTAACCAAAATAGCAAATACTGCATTTAATTTAGGGTATAATGTTCTTCAAGTATTTTTTGAAGACAATCCTAAAATTATTCAAAGAAAACACTTCACACTTTGGACAGGGATTGAACCAGATAATTTGGTTAAAAACAAAGATGAGGTAATGTCTAAAATAACAGAAATTCAAGAGACTATGAAAAATGAGTTGATTTTGAAAAAATTGGCATCTGATAGTATGACGATGAATCAACTAAAAAATCAAGTTAGAAAAATCATTGCTGATGGTACAAAAATTGATTTAATTATGTTAGATTATATTGACTGTGTACTACCTGAATCATCAAGTAAAGATGAATGGAAAGCGGAAGGTTCTGTAATGAGAGGGTTTGAAGCAATGTGTCATGAACTGGACTTAGTAGGATGGACCGCAACACAAGGTAATAGGTCTTCAATTTCATCTGAAGTAGTGACTACCGACCAAATGGGTGGGTCAATTAAAAAGGCTCAGGTTGGTCACGTAATTATCTCTATTGCTAAGACTCTCCAACAAAAAGAAATGAATTTAGCGACAATTGCTATAACAAAATCTCGTCTTGGTAAAGACGGTGTAGTTTTTGAAAATTGTAAATTCAATAATGAGTTGTTAGAAATTGATACTGAAAGTTCAGTAACATTCTTAGGATTTGGAGAACAACAAGAGGAAAGAAAAAGGGATAGGGTTAAGGAGTTAATGGAAAAAAGAAAACAAAAAGAAGAACAATTAAAACAAAATTAAAAAATGGAAGAAAAAATATTAAAAGAAAATCCGAATAGATTTGTGATTTTCCCTATTGAACACAACGATATATGGGAATTTTACCAACAACATCAAGCTGCATTCTGGACGGCAGAGGAAGTTGATTTATCTAATGACATTAGAGATTGGGAAAATTTAACAGATAATGAAAGATTTTTTGTGAAGAATGTATTGTCATTCTTTGCGGCATCTGACGGAATTGTTAACGAAAACCTTGCAGAAAATTTCTTAAAAGAAGTTCAATACCCTGAAGCTAAATTCTTCTACGGGTTCCAACTTATGGCGGAGAATATTCACTCTTTAATGTATTCATTATTGATTGACACTTATATTTCAGACGCTAACGAAAAAGATGAATGTTTTCATGCTATTGATAAATTACCTGCGGTTCAAAAGAAAGCCAAATGGGCTTTGGATTGGATTGAAAATTCAACATTCCAAGAGAGATTGGTTGCGTTTGCTGCGGTTGAAGGTATTTTCTTCTCAGGTTCATTCTGTTCAATCTTTTGGTTGAAATCAAGAGGGATAATGCAAGGGTTATGTAATGCTAATTCACTTATATTTAAAGATGAGAATTTACATTGTGATTTTGCTATCCATTTGATTAATAATCATGTTGAAAATAAACCAAGTGAGAAAAGAATTAGAGAAATCTTATTATCCGCTTTAGAAATTGAAAAAGAATTTATTACAGAATCTATCCCAGTATCATTAATTGGTATGAATTCAAACTTAATGAAACAATATCTTGAATTTGTTACAGATGGTTTGTTAGTTAAATTTGGTTGTAAAAAACAATTTAATGTAGAACAACCATTTAAATTTATGGAACAGATTGCGGTTGAAACAAAAGGTAACTTCTTTGAATCAAGAACTATGGAGTATCAAAAAGCCAAATTAGGCGAATCATTAACATTTACGGAGGATTTTTAATATGATGTCATTAAAGATAAAAAAACGAGGCGGGGACGAAGTTTCGTTCAACCCTCAAAAAATATACAATAGAGTTAAGCGAGCGGCAAGAGGATTAACGGTAAACGCTGATGAGGTGTTTATCAAAGTAATCACTTCAGTTCCGACAGAAGGTGTTATTACAACAAAAGAGTTGGATAAGTTGGTTTACGAGATTGCAGCGGCTTATACCGGTAGTCATCACGATTACTCAAGACTAGCGTCTTCAGTTGCTATTTCGGCGTACCACAAAGAAACCGATGCAAGTTTTTGTAACACGATGCACACATTACACGTAGATGGTATCATTAACGATAAGTTAATGGAAACTATTGAACTATATGGTCCTCAAAATATTGATTCAGTAATTAATCACGAGAATGATTATAATTTTGATTATTTTGCGTGGAAATCATTACAGGAAATGTATTTGTTAAAAACTCCTGAAGGTAAAGCGATTGAAAGACCACAACACATGTACATGAGAGTTGCTCTATGGGTAACTAAAAGTTTTGAACAGGCTGTTGAATATTACCAATCACTGTCAAACCAACTTATATCACCTGCAACACCAATTATGATTAATGCGGGAACTAAAACTCCTCAATTAGCGTCTTGTGTGTTGAAATACAATAACGGGGATTCAAGAGAAGGGTTACTACAAACATTTAACGACATTTCAACTTATTCGTCAGATGCTGCGGGTATTGGGTTATGTATGTCTAACATTCGTAGTAAAGAGAGTCGTATTAACTCATCAGGTGGATTTGCAGGTGGTTTATTGAAATACCTAAAAATTGTTAATGAGGGGTTAAGATTCTTCAACCAACAAGGAAGAAGACCTGGTAGTGCTGCAATCTACATTGAGCCTTGGCATAAGGACATTATGGATTTACTTGAAATCAAAAAGAACACAGGTGCTGAAGAGATGAGGGCGAGAGATTTGTTTACATCTATATGGTTGCCTGACAACTTTATGAATGCAGTTAAAGACAATGGGGATTGGTATTTATTCTGTCCTAACGACATTGTTAAAGCGGGTATTAAACCATTACAAGAAGCTTACGGTGATGAGTATGAATCAAACTACAACAAAGCGGTTGAACTTGGTTTAGGTAAAAAAGTAAAAGCTCAAACAATTTGGAATAAGATTATTGAATCTCAAGTTGAGACAGGAGTTCCTTATTTATGTTCTAAAGATAGTGCTAACAGAAAGACAAACCATCAAAACATTGGGGTGATTAAACAATCTAACTTATGTAATGAGATTTACCAATACACTGATGAGACCACTACAGCAATCTGTACATTATCGTCTATGGTATTGAAAAACTTTATTATTAAAGGGGAATTTGATTTTAAATTACTTTATAGTGAGGTTAGAAAGGTTGTTAGAGCACTTAATAAAGTTGTTGACATTAATAACTATTCAACAGAACAAGGTAGAAAAGGTGGGTTAGAACAGAGAGCAATTGCTATTGGTACTCAAGGACTTGCTGACGTATTTTACTTAATGGATTATATTTTTACATCAGGAGAAGCAAAAAAATTAAATAAAGAAATTTTTGAAACTATCTACTTTGCAGCAATCACTGAGAGTATGGAATTATGTAAATCAGGAGAATACAAACCATACAAATTTTTTAAAGGTTCTCCAATGTCAAAAGGGGAATTTCAATTTGATATGTGGGGATTAGATTACGAAGGGTTAAGTAGAATGTGGGATTGGGATTCACTTAAATTAGAAGTGTCTAATCACGGGGTTTGTAACTCATTATTCACGGCTCAGATGCCAGTGGCGTCATCAGCTAAGATTACAGGTTCATTTGAAATGACAGAACCTGCTCACTCAGCATTATTTAATCGTCGTGTAGTTGGAGGGGAAATCTTAATTGTTAACAAATACTTAATTAGTGATTTTGAAAAATTAGGAGTGTGGTGTGAAGATTTGAAAAATGAAATCATCATGAATGAAGGGTCAATTCAAAATATTAACTTTAATCATTACCTTGATACAGAAGATAAGAATTACAATAAAAAAGTTAAAAGAATTGAACATTTGATTCCTAAATACAAAACAATTTGGGAGATATCTCAGAGAGAACTTATTGATATGTCGGCTGACAGAGCACCATTTATTGACCAATCACAATCAATGAATATCTATATGTCTAATCCAACATTATCTAAGATTTCATCATCACACTTCCATTCTTGGGGTAAGGGGTTAAAAACTCTTTGTTATTATGTAAGAACAAAGGCTATATCAACGGGAGCTAAACACTTAGCGGTTGATATTTCAAAGGTACAAAAACCTAAAAATGTTGAAGTCCCTAAAGTAGACTATAGTAACATGAATTTACCACCCAAACCTGAAGGTATTGAAATTGATTGTTTTGGATGTTCA